TTCAGCGCCCACAAGAATGAGAGCGCGACTACATACATCTACAGCTGATTGAGCTGGTGTGCTTGAAACTGCCATACTAAATCCTCAATAAGAAGGTGGGGCCGAAGCCCCAACCTATTAGTCACTATCGGTTTCAACTACTGCCGTACCATCAGATACGTCAACAACAGAACCAGTATTTGATAGAACAGTACAAAAACTTGTTGTCGGAACATTACTATCGCGAACGATAATTAAGTCACGAACAGCAAGCATATTTGCTGCACTATTAAAATACCCAGCAGTGTTCACAGTTGCGATAGCATCAGCAGATGTATACATCCACAAGCTACCGTTTGAATCACCACCAATACGAGCTAGTCCACTTGAAGCAAAAGCCATTTTCTAACCCTCCTAGTTATTATCTAGCAGTTCGTATACGCCGTTGCTATCAATAACAACTGAACCCATTGACATCATTGATGTCGCTAGGTGCGATACTTTTTCTGCTACATAGTTTACTTCAGTCTGAACATCAGAGTTCACACCAATACCTACTGCTCTCATGTGATAGCAAAAGTTTTTGCCACCAGCTACGGCAGATGTTGAAAAGATCTTGAAGCCCAAGAACTCTTTCATTGTCATGCCACCAGCAAACGGTAGGTTCTGTGGCCCAACAAAGTCGCTAGAAGCAAACTCATTAATGTTGAACAAATCTGCAAAACCAGCAGGGGACATAGCAATATAGCGTTGCCCATCTTCTGGAATGTCAGCTGAACCAAATGTTTCAAACGTAGACAGTAAGTCTGCTTTTTCAACGGCAGATGAAGTGTCATGAAGCTGAGTTGAGTTAGCACCAGCATCCATAGCTGTTGTGATAATCTCGTCAGTTTTACGACCCAACGCAGCAGCAGCGCTCTCGGCAACAGCCTGACGTTCGTTGATGTTTGTTTTCAACTCGTCAAGTTTGTCGATATATTCCGCTGCATAAAAGTCAGCCATTGTTACTTCCACATTAGTATGTGCAAGATCCATTGGTGTGACATTACCGTTGCGTGATTTTGTTGTAGCTGATCCAGTTCCTATTTTCTGGAATCGAGCAACATTGCCTGACACATTCGTGGTACGAATGGTATTACGCAGTTTTGAACCCATGCGTTGGTATGCAAGATGCACATCGGTCTCAAACTGTTTAATAAAGGCTTGGTCTATTGTATTAGCCAATTTTCTTTCTCCTAAATTAAGTTACGGGCATCTTGGGTATCTGCTCTACATCCTCAATGAAGGTATCCAAATGGGCTTCTCAGTGTATCACAGGCCTTGATAATTTATGTGAAACACAATTTTGCGACGGATTGCAACGCACAAAATCAACATATCTCACATTTTTCCAATCACTGAACCCAACAGGATGGAAGCCTAACCATACCGCCCAGTTCAACATTGACTCATATTCTTCTGCTATTTGCATAGATAAATCTTCATATGACTGATCTAAAAATGATATTAATAACTTAGATCCTCGTGCCAATCCCTTAAAGTTTTTTGTGACATGATTCGTAAATAGTGCAAATAGTTGTGGTGGCTCTTCAGAAAAGAACACACCGCTTGCCATCATAATGTTCCAGTTCTTATCTCTTACGATGTAAACTTCAGAATCTTTTTGCAAATCTTGTAAAGCTTCGAAAATAGTAGAATACCCAAGGTTTGATAGTTCCTTTTCTGTTTCTGGGTGAAGTATAGAATATATCTCAGCTATATGATGTTCGTGAAAAGGGGTCATATAGTACGACCCACTTTGCAATATCTTTATTTCATCCATAAAGTTTCTTAAAACCCTCATCTACCTGTTTAACATAGTGCATATCACGTTTAGATGGCGACCAGTAACGTTCATCTTTCATCATTTCTTGTAGCTCTACTTCATTAAAGTTAGATGCAATGCTGCCCTGATCTGTAACGGCTGGGTCTTTTATTGCATTCATAACAGTCTCAATAGCAATGATGCCATCAGCACTTTCGCACATTCTTTCTATTGCTGGTATGGCTTCTTCTGGAAAAAACTTATTAGCAAAGAGAGATGCAGCTTCTATTCTAGCGTCAGAGTTATCTCCAAGTCTTGCTGCTTCGGCATCCATATCAGGTTCTTCGCCCATGCCATTCATGTACATCTCTATACCCTTTTGAAATTCCTCATGAGTATATCCGTTGTTATGACAATGATCTGCCCAGTTTTTTAGCATATCACTTTCAAGAGCTTCTTCTTCATCAATAAAGTCAGGTAGTTCATACTCACCAGCAGATGGTGGTACACCCTCAGATGCTTGCTCATTAAGTTCGTCCATTAATCTTGTTCGAACATCATCTTCTTTTTCACCAAGCTTTGACTCTAAAGCTTTATATGCTTTACCTAAATCAGCTGGATCACTAAATTTTTCTGGCAACCATTCTGGTCTGTCAGATGTTTCAGCAGCTGGAGCTTCTGTTACTTCAGCTTCTGTTGTTTCAGTTACTTGATTTTCTTCCATTGTTTTTCACCTTATGTGCATGTGTCATACGAGCTTCGATTAAACCAACTAAATACCGTTGACCTTCTATATGACGCAGTTCCTCCGTAGTTACATTTGGGCCATTTACCATTTCAATAGTAATTGATCTTAGATACTGCAAGACTGCTTGTCCTGTCGCAGAGCCAAACAATGAGGCTATATTCTCGCTAATCTGTTGATCTTTTTGTTGTGGACGCTGTATCCCATCAACACCCACATTGATTTTTTTAGTCAAGCATTACTCCATAGGTTGTGGTGCTTGCGCCTGACTTTGCTGCATTTGCTGCATTAATGCAAGAATTTGTTCTCTTTCTTGCTCATCTCGTACTAAATTATCTGGTATTCCAAACTTCTTAGCTAGGTATGCAGCTGTTTCTTCTGTGTTAATTAATACATTAATAGCATCTGGGCCAAAAGCTCCGTTAGCTAACTCAAGAAAACGTGACACCGCAGTAATATCTTGATTGGCTTGCGCTTGCGCTAATGGTGACACAGATCTTATTTTAACTTCTCTGCCATTAATTGTAGGAACTTCAAGTCTTCCTTGTTTCTTTAGTATATGAACAACACGCTGCAATACTGGTTGTACTAACTCTACTTGCAATCTGCCAAACGCAGAGCCAATACGTCTTGATAGGTCTGCCATACGCTCCGCAACTTCTGTTGCAGATGCTGGTGTTCGATTAGGATCGCCAAGCATATCATTGTATAAAGCGCGTTTGATATTGTTACGCATATCACCAAGAACAAGTTGAGCAACGTCAAAACTACCAGCAGCTTGTATAGGTTGTAATCCAGCAGACCCCATAGCCTTTGGAATAATTGTTCCAGGGACTAGGTTAATTGTATCAGGGTTAATTACCCCATCATCTTCCATTTGATATATACCAGAGATTGCCATCTGTGCATTCTCAAGTATCATTTCAACTGTAAGGTTAGTTGTTTTAATTGCGCTTAGTGCATTAAATAGTGGTCCTCGACCGTATACTTCACCAGCACATTTAGACCAACGAAAACAAATAAAAGGATTAGATCCTACACCAGACATCTCTCTTTGCATTAGTAAAGACTTTGTTGTGAGACATATTGCAAAATGAAAGAAGGCTTCTTCATTTATCTTTGTATAATTTTTACAAACTATCTCTAATACTGTTGTTGTTTGATCAGATTTGTTAGCAATTAAACTTTGCAGTTCAGTATTAAACGTTCCTTTTGGATATAGCATTGGAAGTTGATCAAAGCGTATTTGTTTTCTTTCTCGAAATACATGATCAATTCTATCATCAGGCCCAGTGTCTAATATAACATGAGGTAATGGTATTGCAGAAAAACGTATAGGGTTTATAGCATCACCCTCTTCGCATACCAAAACACCAGTACCAACTGCCAAGTCCATAAAGGATTCATGAACTTCTTGTGCAAAGTTTGAGTTCTGAAGTATCTCAAAGACATACTCGGTTACTTCTTCAAGTTCGTTATTTACAACGTCACGTTGTTCTTTAGGCGTTTCAGATCCAGCAGTAAGGTCTGCCCATCGAGCAAAGTTTGGCACAAGACCAGACTGTAACCTCGAAGCAAACTCTTGAACACCTACAACAGCCGTCTCATCAAAGATTTTATCATCTCTTCTTTGACCAGATACTTCATAGTAAAATGACTCACGTTGCGGCAACGCATACTCATAACACTCTTCAAAAACATCAACAAAGTTTGTACGCTTTGCTTTTGCTCTTTCATACCGTTTAATATATTCTTTTGCTACTGGATCTAAAATCATTAGTTAAACCTACTAAAATAACCTACTCCACCACCTGATGATGTAAGCAAACTACGTCTTCCTCTTCTGCCAGATCTGGCAGATCTACTTCTTCGCCTTGCTGCTTTACTAGAAGACATACCATCAGTTCTTCCTGTTTTTTTAGAAGTGCCAGTATTGTTAAGCTCACCAGCTTGAACCTCAAGTTCAGATTGCCTTGCTGCTTTACCAGCATCAGCTTCAGCAGTAGCGGCAGCAGTAGCGGCAG